TGGATTTGTAACAGAAGTGTACCAAATCCATTTAGGATTTTTACCTTTAGATTGCTGTTGCGGTAACAACTGCAATTTATCTCTTCCCCAACAAGGAAGTTTGTACGGGCAGTATGAACATACGAAACCCAAAATTCTATTACCAGTAGGTTTACTTCTAAAAGTTTCTGCAATATCATTATAACATCTTTTAAAAGGTTTACCTTCTTTTATTGCTGTATAATTATTTTCTGCAGTTTTTAATGCATTAATTTTATGTTCTTCTACAGATGTAGGTGTCTCACAAACTGTCCACTCACCTGTAGATTTATTAATAGCTATCCAACCACCAAATTTTTTATTTTGGCTTTCTCCGTATAGAAAACCTTGTGATGCATAACCAAAGGAATCTTCTTTAACAACTTCGTTAAATCCTCCAGCCTCTCCAAATTTTTTTTCAAAAGAATATGGTGATGCACTTTTAATATCCCAAACTTTTCCATCAATTTCAACATCTTGTCTACCCTCAATTTTATCTCCTTTAATACTATATTGAACTTTCTTTTGCTCATTGGTAATTTTTATACCTGCAGATTTCATAACAACTATAGCTAATGCTTCTATAATATCTCCAAATGTATTTCTCATTTTAACATTATAAGGTTGGCCTTCACCTTTTATACCTTTTGCTTCCATCTGTAATTGGCATAATGGCCTACCAATGTTTGACATTCTAGGTTCAAACTTATCTCTTCTCGGCTCTTCAAACTGTTTTAGTAAGGCGTTTTTACACGCCTCACCAAACTCCTGTACTAACCGTTTGTCTAGTTTTACAGGATTCTTTGATACATTATCTAGGTATTGCTGAACCTTTAATAATATTGTATTCATTATGAAGCCAATATTTCTTCTGGTGAGTCTTTACCAATATCTTCTACAATTTCTGCATCTACTTTATTCATAGTCTCCGTAGAACTTTTAAGTTTAGCAGAATTGTAACCCTCAACAACCTCTTTGTTCTCAGCATCAATGGATTCTTGGAATACTTTAAATGTTTCCATATCAGCATCAGACAATTGTAAGTTAGCATCTGCATCAACTGATATCTCTGGTATATAAAAAACATTACCACCTTTTTTCTGTCTCTTAGTATTTAAAGAAAAACTACAATTAAACATAGGTTTTTTTCTTTTCTTTAAAAGATCTAATGCAGATGTAACAGGTGAAAATGCTGTCCCAGTAACTCTGTAAAGAACTGGTAAATTATCTACTGATATAGCATCACCTTGTGCAGTTTTACCATCTTTTATAGATAACAAACCATACACTAATTTGTAACATCTAATAGTTCTTTGACGTTCTAACTGCTCTGGCGTTAATGTTGATCTTTCTTTAAAAGGTATCTTACCACATCTTGTACCACCTAATATATCTATAGCTTCCTCTCTCCAACTCTTAAAGATTATAGATCTATTTACATACTCACTTTTATCTGCATCATAATGCATATATTGCATTGCACTAATAAACGGTCTTAGTGTAACTGGTTTTCCAAAAATATTTTGACCTACATTGGAATCGTAGGTAGAGAAATAACCTACAGGTAATTGATTACCATCATCATCCTCTGGTGTACGATTAATAGATAGTCTAGGTATTGTAGTACCCGCACTAGATCCATCGTCTTGCCCTATGGCTTGCATTATCTGCTCAACGGACATTCCTTTTACTATTATATCATTGTTAGACATTTGTCCTCCTTATTTTAGCGTTGGTGTATAGCATAATTTGGTTGAAAATTCAACACTCATTTTGTCACATCATATAATACTTTGATTATTAAATACATAACATATATAATTGACATTACAAACAAAACATTTTCTAACATATCATTGTTTCTCCATCTGTTATTTTTACGGATAGGCCATCAGCATTTGCAAAGTAATCCCACTCCGACAAAAACTCATGATTTTTATTTATATACAATGTAGTAGGCTCTATCATACATTGGTCCTTTAACGCTGTGTATTCTAAAAAAGCAGAATACTCATCATCAGAATACTCATCAAGAGTATCTAATGCGTCTATATCCTTACTCATTTTATTCCCCGTAGTTATATGGTTCAAAGGTAATTTCTATCTTGCAAGTTTTACCTTCATGTTTGTGCCAGGCATCATCTAAACTATCTATTAGAGATATAAAATCTCTACCTTGTATACTTTCATCCGATGTAAGCATTTGTTTTACTGTAGTATTTTTACTTCGTTTACCATTTTTCCAAGTATAATCCATGGAAAATATTTTATACTTATCTATATACATTATTTTATGTCCTCCATTTGTAACCAGTTACTACCTATTTTTAATTCAGTATCTAGTGGTACGTTAAAGTTAATTTTGTAATACTTTTTTAATGAGGGTATTACATTTGATGTGCCCAGTTTAAATATTTCACTCATCACATTTTCCTCACCTGGATAAACATCAGCTACAATAGAATCATGAACTGTGTTTATGAGTAAACTTTTACATCCTTTTTCTGCCATCATCTTGTGTATATTTATACAAGCTAATGGTACTATGTCTGCTGTTGCAAAACCTTGTACAGGATAATTTTTTATTTGTGTTGCGTAAGTAGATCCACCCCATGGTGTTCTTTCTGCATACGGGAATGAGTATTCTCTACCTGTAGGTAGCTTAACTCTCTTATATTTTATGGCCTCAGTTTGTAATTTTTCATGCCAAACTTTTATGTCTTTATACTTCTCTAAAAATTTAGTGTAGTATCTTTTCTCATCTTCAGTTCCAGTTACACCACCATACAAAGGTTTAAATGTGTGGGCCTTTGCATCTTGCCTAGATACACCTATAATATCTGCAGTGTATTGGTGCACATCTATTTTATTCTGTATATCTTCCATACCTTGTTTATCTTGTGCAAGATACACAGCAGTTCTAAACTCTAATTGTGCAAAATCTATCTCCATTATTTTACCATCTTCAAATCTAGAAGTAACAACTTTACGAATAGGAAATGTTTTACCTCTAGGTTGATTTTGAAAGTTAGGATCTCTACTAGATAGTCTACCTGTTGCAGTTACTGCTTGCATAAACTTAGGATGTAAAAACCCTTTATCATTTGTAAAATTTTTTAAACCTTCTACAAATGTATCTAGGTAAGTAGACACAGCATTATGCCTAACAATTGCATCTATGAATTCTTTAAACTCACCTTCTGCCTCAGATGAAATTTTACTTAATGTAATTTTATCTGTTCTAAATCCAGACTCCGCAATATCATAAACACTTCTAGGTCTTTGCCTAAACCCTGCAACTTTGGCCATAGGTGTGTAAGTGTAACCATCACCATCACATTCGCTACACTTAGTATAATTTTTATATGGGCTACCATCTTTCTTTATTCTCTTAATTACACCTTTACCATGACATCCTATACATTGCTCTGCTACAGTTCTATGAATTACTTCAGTATTATCAGCTATTAAATTTCTAAATTGAACTCTAGAAAACTGTGGTCTTTTTTTATTTTTACCTGTGCTTTTATCTATACCTACATTAAATATTTTAGACCATTGTTTTTTATCTTTAGGTTTCATAGAGTATATTAACCATGATAATTGTTCTGGACTAGATAAATTAATTTTAGTATCTCCCATTTGTTTGTATACAATTTTATCTATCTTTTGTTTTAAGTATGCAAACTCTGCACGATACTCCCTCTCAACTTCATTTAATTTTTGTACATCAATATTAATTCCATTTCGTTCCATATCAGTTAAGACAACTAAAAATTCATTCATCATCTTAGTGGTAGATAATAGTTCTTTATTTTTTTCTAATCTAAAATCATCCATTTGAGAATCAAATAATTTTCTTGTTATCTGTACATCTATCTTACCATATTCTTCTACAATATCTGCAGGTATGTTCTCAAACGATATTCCCCTATCCATGTATTCTTTTATACTACTATCTTTAGATCCTATCTTTCTTCTACGGCAACACATCTCTAATGTTAAACTTTTTCTTATACCTCTATTTAAAATATATTCACCAAGCATAGTATCATAAACTCTACCAGTGTATTTAAATCCTGCCTCAAGCAACCACATTAAATCAAATTTAATATTGTGGCCTACAAGTAAAGTTGTTTTATTTAAAGTATCTTGTATCTTAACAGCACATCCCCTATCTATTCTCTCACTATGATTTGTAAAATAGTATTCATCATTAATACCTACACTAACTAATATATTGTCTGGGTGAAATGGTGATGGATCATACCCACCCGTCTCTGTTTTTTGCCAAGATGTTTCTACGTCTACTGTTGTTATCATACAGCTGTTCCTTTCATAGATATAATTAATATTTTTAAATTTCTTAATTCTTTTTGTTGTTCTGCTAATACGTTTTGATATTCAATAATCATATCCCACATATCTTGTATTTGTAATGTAATATAGCATGAATATAATAAAACAAAAATTATACTAAATGCTATAAATAAATTTACTAACTTATCTAATCTACTCATACTTCATACCTACTTATACTTCTTCTAATGGTACACACAGGTTCTCCATGATAACCGTTGATTTTATTTTTACTTATACATAATGTTCTTATTTTATTTTCTAAATCAGTATTACCATTTCTACCTATACCAATAATTAAATCAGCTTCGGCTGCCTTACCTGTTTTAGAGTTTTCCATTTGGTCAAATGAAATACTGTTTCTATTATGCGCATCAGCTGATGCTTGAGATATTGCAATCACAGCACAGTCTCTACGTTTAGCTATCTCCCTTACGCTAGTATAAATTTGTCTTAGCTTTTCATCAGTTCTAGCATACGATCCAGATACATTAACTTTATCTAGCTGATCAATAACTATTATATCTGGTTTATGTTTTTCACAGTGTGCATCTATATCATCTATAGACCAATCAACTGTATCAAACATGGATATATTATCTTTTATATTACTCCAAATTCTTTGTGCCTGAACTCTATCAAATAAAATTTCATCTCTTGTCATACCTGTAAAAGAACATATGGCCCTAATCTGTGTACGGATAGCAGGCTCTTCATTTATAAATGCATGTACCTTTGCACCTTGTGAACAAAATCCACCTGGAGCCGCACAAAGACTAACCCAGAACGCAGTCTTACCTGTCTCTGGTCTAGCAAATGCTATCATTAAATTGCCGCCACCTATACCACCTACATTTTCTCTAAGAACTGGTATGTTAAATTTCCATTTAGTTGTAACGTCTAATAGATCTATAACTTCTTGAATGTCATTTGTTACAGCAGGATTTTTATCTTCGTTAACATTTGACTTATGATTATCTATCATTGTAGATATCTCATTGAAGTTCGCATCTTTACCATTAAATATTTCTGTTGCCTCAACAGCTATTCTTTGTGCAAGATCTCTATCAGCTAGTATACGCATTATATCTTTTGCTATTTCTTTACTAGGTTCTTGTACTTCTTTAATGTCTTCAACTAACTCGCTAAATTTTTCTTTAGCGGCACGGGTTAATGCAGGATTAAATATAGCTGTATGCAAAGAATATAACTCATCAACTTTTATATCCTCCTCATATTTTTCATGTGCCTTTTGCACTGTATCATACAGTGAACTTATATCTCCAGAAAATACTGTTGGAGATAACATTCCCTTATGCTGTGTATAAAATTTTTTATTAAGCATAAGCCTAATCATTTGTTTTTCTATCATGCAACTCCTTTTCTAAATTTTCTATAGTATATTGTGATTTAATTTTATTTAATCTTAAATCTTCATTCTCGTTTTTTAATCTTTTGACCTCTGCATACAAAGCCATGATCTCTGCTATCCTATCATCTTGTGTTTTCTTAGTTTGTTTTTTAAGAAAATCAATTTGCTTTTGCTGTTTATCAATTACTTCTTCAAGATCAGCAGGCCCTCTATCTAGATTTATCGCCATCTCCATACTCCTTTCTTAATAATAATTCTATCGTATCTAATATAGATTGATCTCTTTGTGTCCACTCAGATCTATTCATATCCTTAATATCATACTTCCAACTATTCCAGTTATCAAGAATTTCTTGTTTCATTTTTTTATCCATAAAATATTTTCCTTACCTGTTCTGTATTAAAATATTTAAGATCATCTTCTAAAGGTTTTACTATTACATTTTCAAATCCAGAGGATCTTAAATTCTTTGCCATGTCATATGCTTTTGTAGTAGCATCTCTATCTAAACAGATGTATAGATTTTTGTATGGCCTCAAGTGTGACTTTTGTATTTCTTTTAATTTTGTACCCATTATCGCAATGCCAGTAAGTATATTAGATACAGCACAAGCTGAAGGGCAATCTTCAACTATAACCGCATCACTACACTCACCACATTTAAATGGTACATCTTTATTACCATACATAAACCATTTAGGAAACTCATTTTTATTTAATGCTCTACCTACTGCACCTACTATCTTATGTGATATTCTATTCTTAACTAAGAAAACAACTCTATCTTGCTTTACATCATATTTAAAATCTGCTCTGCCCCATGACCATGACTCCCAACAATTATTGTTAGATAGCCAACGCATAGCTTTTTCATTTGAATATATTGATTGAAAACTATCTGGTATTTTAAATTCTATATCCTCTATGTGTAATGTTTGATTACCATGGAATACTCTCTGTACATATTGCATATTCTTTTCTCCTTCATATTTTCCTTTTGAATTACACGATGCATGAAAACAATACCAACCTATTTTGTTTTCAGTTGTGTCTATTGATAATGTATTTCTTCCGTTGCAGAATGGGCAATCCATTCTTGTCTGTGTTTCTGGTGGTATAGCTAGACCTTTAATTACTTCTAACTGTTGTCTATAATTCAACCTACACTTCCTCATAAGTTAGCATATATCTATTAGGATCGTAAAAATTATGATCAGGCTCTATCTTCATTAAATTATTATTAAGATAGTATGCTACATTATTTTCTAGTTTTTCTATTGTTGGCTCGTTGTCGAATGGAATTATTGCTAATGCTACTATCCCCATTCCTACTAATCTTACTTTGTATCTTTTCATGGTCATCTCCCTTATCAGAAAAGTTTTCGTTTGTCAAATTTTTTTTAGGTCTTTTATAATATTTAGGATGTTTCCAAACAAATGTCATACTAATAAATCTTTGTTGGTTTTTTATTTATTTCCTTTTTATATTTTTTATACCATGATGTACTTCTACCATTTGCTTTACACCAAAGATAATGATGTTCTAATATTTTTCTTATATTTTCTCCGTAAATCATAGTCTTCCCTTTCTTTCTTTTCTTGTTACATATGGTAATTTAAGCACTTTATTACTTATGTTACCCTTCTTACTTGTCCAAACAATTAGTGTTTGATTGTCATGATCTTTTGGTTTACCATCATATTTTATTATAGCTTTCTTTAAACTTCTAGCTTCTATTATTTTTTTATCTCCACCCATTCGTGTGAATGTATATTGTTTCATATTACTCCTTATTGTTAAATGGTGGCTTTTTTATCTGATTACACCCTGGAACACAACTTAGCTTAACAACCTCCATGCATGGCAAATCTTAGTTAAGTACCACCATAATTTATTTATTAAATTCTTTTACCACATCTTCATCCCATAAGTCAACTGAAAAAGACTTACCTTTTAAATCAAATGAAAACTGTGTACCCATACCATCAAGGTATTG